TGTTAATGACTTCGGTGATATGGGCCTTGTTGAGCTTAAAGGAAAGGCCAACTACACCTGCCCCGGATATACTTGGGAAGAGACGGGCGAGCTTATGAACTGCGAGGACGCCGCTTTTAACTACGAAGAGCAGCACAAGGAGGTAGGGGGATGCGGGGGATATAAGCCCGCCAAAGAGGCATTTGTCAACAGTCCACTCGGAGTCACCAACTTTGCCTATTACCTAAGCGAGACAGCCCACGCCAGTCAGCTTAAGCCCCGTACCATGTTAATTTTAGACGAAGCTCATAATACAGAACAGCACATTCTCTCCCTTGCCAGTATTGAGATAACCCGATATCGCTGTGAGGAAGCAAGTCTTGATTTTAGCTCCGTACCCTTTATCACGCCCGATGCCGTGGGCATAGGAGAAGCCCTTGACTGGCTTAACCAGACATTCCGTCCTGCCGCTACAGAAGCCATCCAAAGACTCAGCTTTAACGCCGAGGAACGCCGGGATATGGGAATGCAGAAGGAAGCTTCAAAGCTTAAGCGGCGGGCAAGCGGCATGGAGAGATTCATCGGACAGCTTGACTTGTTTCTTAAGTCGGAGAACCGCAAGGATTGGATGGTATGGTCGGAGTCGGAAATCGAGAGGTGCCCCCAGTGCTGTGTGAAGCAAAAATACTCAGGGAAGAAGGAGTGCTGGAAGTGCCACAGCAGGCTCCCCCTGACCCCGGCAAAGATGATTATCAAGCCACTGACGGCTACCTTGTTCGCCGAGCCGGCCTTGTTCAGCAAGGCGGACAAGGTTATAATGTTGTCCGCCACTATCCTTGACTTCAATACTTTTTTGCGTAACCTTGGAATCAACCGAAATGACGCTGTATGCGTGGCGGTCCCGAGTGAGTTCCCGGTATGCAACCGCCCCATTTACTACCGCCCAGTAGGGAACATGAACTACGGAAACATTGAGGCAACTCTTCCCAAGATGGCGGAGGAAGTGGGTAGGATAATGCGGAAGTACCCCAACAACAAGGGTATCGTGCATTGCGTGAGCTTCCGAGTGACTAATTACCTTATAAAGTACTTGACAGAAGGAGGGCTTGGCGGACGCATCCTTACCCATTCGGGAGAAGATACTGGGTCAATGGAAAGGGTGGTGGAGGAGCATATTGCTTCGTCTTCTCCCTCAGTACTCTTTAGCCCAAGTCTGTCAGAGGGGCTGGATCTCAAGGAGGACCTGTCAAGGTTCCAGGTTATAGTCAAGATTCCCTATAAGGCATTAGACGTGTATGTCAAGGCACGGATGGCGCTTGATATGGACTGGTATAACCTACAGGCGGCAATCTCGCTTGTCCAAGCGACGGGAAGGTCGGTAAGGTCGATGACTGATAGGGCAGACACCTACATCCTTGATTCCGGGTTTGAATCATTCATAAAGCGAGCGGGGCATATGCTGCCAGAATGGTGGGTGGAGGCAGTAAAATTTCCCGGTGAATATACGATTGATTGGTAGATACCAATAAGGATATAAATCTATCCTTGTATTCAATTGTACTGGAGGAAGTCAAACCATGAAAACCATCAAAATGACCCGCACCATCCGTAGAGAGATTAACGGGATGTTCATAACCATAGGACCGGAGGGTCTCACCTTTCGGCAGAAGCGCCAGCCGAAAGAGGATACACTCCGTCTGACGTGGGAACAGGCACTTGCAAATGCGGTTGTCGAAGAACAAAACAGACCTACCCCGCTTGTTGAAATCAAGCCGGTACCTGACGACCCGGCACAGGTTCCCATGTTCCCCGAGCTTTCTCAACCCCTGACGAATGCTCACTTGACAGGATTCAAGCGGCTCCTACCTGAGTACGACATCCCGGCTTGCGGCCCGGAGGTTGGGGTTCACATGACGCACTGCAACATGGGAGGGTATGTTGGGGTGTGTAAGTATGGCGAGCATGACACCTGTCCCGCTCTGGAGACCCCCAAAATCGACGTGGACGAGGTTCTCAGTACCGAAGGAGACGTATGAAGGAAAAGACTCCACTAGAAAAAGCGCAGGAGAAGGTTGTCTATATCCATGTCGCCCTCACCCTCAACGTTGACGAGGGGTCCGAGGTCTACATGCGCCCACATAACCCCTTCTTCGAGTTCAGCAATGACTTCTTCAAGCGGCTCCAGAACCAAATGAAAACCCGTTTGAAGTTTGCAGAAATGGGGATAGAGGACTTCACTGCCGTGTAGACATTCGTCATGATGGTCCTCGGAGAATCCGAAGTACGCAGTATTGGAATACCAGAGGGTAAACCATGTCCGAAGAAAAAATGACCGATTGCGTTGACATTGACCATCCCCTGCCATGGGAAACACACCCCTGCGGGTGTGTGGTGGACGGCAACTACCAGATTGTGCAGGAGTGCCCGGACCCCGGCTGCATGACGAAGGCATACCTCGTCAACGCCGGGGGTTGTCACGTGTGCGGAGCGGCGGATACACGGGCGGTACAGGCGAAGGCTCAGAGGGAGCCGGTGAAGAAAGAATACGTGAACTGATGCGTAGGTCCCGCCCGAGGTATCCAAAGCCGCAGGAAGTGCTGTCCTACAAGACGGCTCTGGAGCAGACCATCCCCGTGGATACGCCCATGGTGATGGGCTGGAGGGAAAGTGCCAAGCTTATCCCTAACTGGCGCTTTCAGGGCCTCACAGGGGGCGTAGAATGGGTTGTAGACGTATACTGTGGAGGTTACTGCTACGTTTCCGTGGGTAGGTACAACGAACGGGTTAAGTCCATAATGGCCGCTTTGAAATTTCTGCGTGCCCACCTTGCGGCAAGGGGAGTATTGTGATATCCAGTTTTGAAACTATAGCACTCTATAGTGAATGGAAACAAAGGAGTGCTGTATGCGAACCTTGGCTAGTGAAAAAAAGATAATTTCTCCCGGCACAAAGATGGGAATGCTTACCGTTTTGGGCTTGGTTGAGGGGAAAACATCCTTTGGGTATAGGGTTTATCGCTGTCAATGTGATTGTGGAAAAATGGTAGAGAGGGGAAGCGGGAGGCTCCGTGATTTCCGGTGTCGTGTAAGTTGTGGAAATCACTGGCATAGACCTCTTGGTGCGGCTGCGGCTCACGTTGTTTATTTGAATTACCAAACGAATGCTAAGCGTAGGGGGCATGTATTTGAGTTATCGGAGGACGAGTTTTTAGCGGTCTGTGAGCAGGATTGTCACTATTGCGGGGCTAAACCCAAGAGCGGAAACTGGAAGCACTTTAAGCGGTGCTTCGGGGATTTTTCATATAATGGTATAGATAGGAAGGATAACTCTTTGGGGTACATCATAGGAAATTGTCTTCCTTGCTGTGGGACGTGCAATTACTCCAAGAGGGGACTGTCTTATCAAGAATACATAAGTCAGTGTCAAAGGGTTGCAATCCTTCACCCTTGCTAGTGGATTTTGGTATTATATAATATGATAAAAAGCTCAAATACAGCTAATGGCACCCCTCCAGTTTTAGTTCCTCTTTCCACGTTAGAAGACTTAAAGAGAGTACTCTTCGTGCAAAAAACTATTGCACAGGAATGTCGCCGGGAGTTGATAGCGACCGCCACGGCGAAAGAGATTGCCACGGGCGAGGTATCCGCCCCGGAGGAAATGCGCCGGATAATCAAGGCGCAGACCGCCCTGCTGGAGAAGTACGCCAAATATCCCACCCTGTCGGAGTTCATGTTCCACCCCGACCTTGCCGGGTCCACCCGGTGGGGAGCGACCTTTGGGGTGACTATCCTCGTCCGGGCGCTCATCCTTGACCCCATCAAAGCAGCTATGCAGGCGTTTGCTCCCTTCATGCGGAGTATCTACCTTCTGCTCATTAAAGAGTTAGACAACCCTACCCACGAGTATCTTATCGAGCCATTGGAAGAGAACATCAAGTTCCGGGTAACTATGGGCGAGAACGGTGAGGAAATCACCGACGAGCGCAGCACTCTGCTCACCCGTAAGCTCCTTTACCAAGTCACGGAAAGCCTGTTGATGATAAGTGCCCAGTACGGCATCATTGGAGCCACGCCGGGAGGGTTCCAGATAACTGATATGGGTCGCCGGGTTTTACTCCATCTTGTTGACTCTTCAGTTTTTTTAGAAGAACTTGTGGAGGCCCACAAACGTTTTCAATCTGAAAAGCCGAAACTTAATTTTATATGACGACTGGAAAAATGAACTTTCTAAATCCTTTATAGGGATTATTCATGTTTATTTATCTTATCGTCAACCATGTGACCGGCAAATACTATGTCGGTCAGCATAAGGGGAATAACCTTAAAAAGTATCTTCAAACAAAAATGTCTTCTGCTAGGTATCGTCACAGGGGAAACTCTCATCTTTTCAATTCAATGCGTAAGTATCCTCAGTCTACTTTATGGTCCATCCATGCTCTTCGTTCCGATATACAGACTCGTGAGGAGCTTGACGAGACCGAAAAAGACTTCATCCGGTTCTTACGGTCGCAAAACCCTGAGTACGGCTACAACATATGCCGGGGAGGGGAGGGACGAACTGGACCACATTCTGAAATCTCTCGCAAGAAGACCTCTAATTCAATTAAAAAAGCATGGATGATACCAGAAATACGAGAGAGACTTATAAGTAATAGACGAGGTAAGACCCACAATCGAGGATGTCTTATTCCATATGAAGCACGGATTCGGGGTGGAAAAATTGGAGGAAGTATAAAAAGTGATGTAAAAATCCAGCATTGTAAAAATATCGCCCATTTAGGGGGGATTATTGGGGGACTTGCTACTAATGCTACCACTAATGGTCGTAAAAGTAGAGGGGGTCGTGCCAGCGTTCTTAAAATGACTACAGAAACAAGGATTCTCGCAGGTACCAATGGAGGTAAAGTGACCGCCAGTAAACCGGGATTTTTGATTGAAATAGGACGGATTGCTCGGTGTAAACACTGGCAAATAGGCCGTGGTAAGCCGTGTATATGTGGTCATCACAACAGCCTTTAGTTCTCTTTTGTATGAAAGTTTTCCCCGCTCACGGTCCCCTCGTCGTCCTGCTGGTCCTTCTCCTCATGCTGACCGCTGACGACTTCATTTTTCCCTCCAGCACTGTCGTTGTATCTATAATTGTTGTCTATGGTTTAATAAGATTCTTCCAGTGGCTCTGGAAGCTATAAATTTCTCCCAAAACGGCCATTTTCGTGGTATACTGTAGGTGGAAGCTTGACCCACGGGTCAAGTGGGGCAATTTAAGCAAGGGGACAATATGATTACAGCCAAGCGTTTGAAGAAGGCCGGTTTCTCCTATGTGGGAAGCCAGAAATGTGGCATGTACAAGAAGGTCTATTGGGTGGACCCGGTGGACCACGAGGTTATTCCTCAGTATCTCGCCGTCCTTTACCTGCAAGAGCGCAATCGAGCCGCCAAGCTCCAGAAAAACCTTCAAAAATGACCGGTCACGTGGTATACTGAGAGTGGAGGGAAACATGGCAAATGCAATCACCCTTTACATTCCATCTGACGCCCTACGGCTACCTGATAACGCCCAATGGGGCAACCGCTTCGAGATTCATTCCTCAAGCTCCGACCGTTGCTATACCATCGCACAGAACAAAGACAAGCGCCATTGGGGTTGCTCCCGCCCCGGATGGAAGCGCTGGAGACGTTGTCACCATCTCAAGGAACTCGGCATCCCCGGCAACGAAATTCCCTTCGAGGCAAAACTCCATGCCTAAAGCCAAGAAAGGCTTTTTGGACGGCTATAAGACCTACGACCCCGACGCCGAGGGCTACGGCTCCCCGGCGCAGTGGCGGGCGGCGTTTGCCCACCGGATGTCGCAGGAAGAGGCCGAGGAAGTGTTCGTGGGCAAGCAGTACGGCCCGTGGGCGGTCCTTGGCGTTCCCGAGGGAAGCCCATGGAGGGTCGTCAAGAGCGCCTTCCGCCGTCTGTCGATGGCTTGCCATCCTGACCGCTGCATCCTCAATAACATGACCAAGGCCGAGGCGGACGAAAAGTTCAAGGAACTGACCGCTGCTTTCACCATAATTGACAACGAGTATACTCGAAAGGGGTTAAAATGAGCGACGAAACGCATCGGGTTACGGGCACGTTCATGACGAGGGACCTAGAAGCTGACACACAAAGCGGTCGGCCCGGTCATCGGCTCGTCATGGTGTACGGGGTCTTGAGCGTCCCCGAGGGTGCTCTCAAGGGCGAGCACCAGTACGTTACCGTGGGCGATGCTCACGAGGGCGTGATGATGCTCAGCCTGCTGACTGACCGGGGAATTGACCGGTCGAATCTCAGCATCGGTAACTCCCCGAGTGGGATGTACCATGAGGCGATTTGGAGTGTGTAAAACGTTAATGAGGCGTTAGTTTATGGAATTATCTCCGACTCCATATACCCCCGAAACACAAATTCCCGGAACGCAGCTTATATACCTGCGTGAAAGCAATAGAAGGTCCAATGCGGGAAAACGGATGGTATGGGTACGATGCATCCTTCACGGAAATGAGTTCGAGGTCGTCTTGTCTCACCTAAAGTCCGGGCACACAAAGGGTTGCTTTCAAAATGAAAAGTGTATTCTTCATGATTTCATTCCGGGAAACCTATACCCCGGAACAGAGATAACATGTGTTCGAGTGGTGGGAACAAGGAAAGGGCAGACCATCGTTGCTGTTTGTTGCAAACACAAAGAATTTGAGGTTGCTTTGAAAGACCTTAAAAGCGGAAACACGAAAAGGGGATGTTGGGAGTGCGGGGTAGCCAGCCGGGCGGACAAGCAACGTAAATCGTCGGAAAGCATCCTTGTCGAATTAAAAAGTAGGTGGGGCAGTGAAACCTATGACTACTCCAAGGCTATATTTTACGGAACCCATGTCCCCGTCACCGTCATCTGCCATAAAACCGATAATAACGGGGTGGAACACGGAGGGTGGTCTGTTACTCCTCACAATCACATGAAGACCGGTTGTCCCAAATGCGGGGATGATGTCGGGGCTGAAAAGCGTAAATTCACTGAAAAAGAGTTTAAGGATAAGGTCAAGGAAGTTTGGGGAGACCAATACGACCTAAGTGAGCTTGACTACATCACTGCTCAAGGGTGGATTTACCCCATTTGTCCTAAATCAGGGCACGGGAAGTGGATGACGAGGGCGTACAGCTTTTTACAAGGGCACGGGTGCCCTGTATGCAGTGAGTCTAAGGGAGAAAGGGCTATACGTGAATATCTTGAGAAGATGGGGATTGCTTTTTTCCAAGAACAAACTTTTGGTGGTTGCCGAAACCACCTGCCCTTACACTTTGACTTTTTCCTCCCGGATATTAAGACTCTGATTGAATTTCAAGGGGTGCATCATTATTGTCCGACTCGATTTGGTGGAATAAATCAGCAAGTAGCGGAAGAAAACTTTTCCAAACAACAGGAGCGAGATGTACTTAAACGACAGTGGGTAGCTGACAACGGTTTCCGCTTGATTGAAATTCCACATACAATTCAATTTGATTCCATTCCTTCTTATCTTGAGAAACTTCTAGTCATCTAGTATTATCCAGTATGGACACGCAGTTTAGGCCGGGCATAACCCCATCCGAACATCTTCACAAATCAATCCTATCTGATTCATTTATATGGTTCTAGTTCATCTATACCGGTATCCCCATCCGACTATCCCCAACCAGTGGCTTTATGTTGGTCAGGGAGTAAATCGGGATAAACAACACCGGTCCGGGGCATCATCCTTTGGTCGCCGATTTAGGAAGTTGTTTCCAGACACTCACCTCCCCGAGCCTGTTAGGTGGACTGAACCCGCCTCAAACCATCTTGAGGCCAATGAAGCAGAGACTATTGCTATGTTTAGATATCATACTTGGCGAGGGTATCAAGGAGGGATGAATCTGACATTACCCGGCACAAAAGATTATGAACACTTAGGGAAAATTGGAGGAGCAGTAGTAGGTCGTATAACTAAGGAAAACGGTACTGGACTTTTCCGTCTTACATCGGAACAATTAAGCCAAGCGGGGCGTAAAGGTGGACTTATTGGAATTCGCAATATGCCCCGAGAAGCGAAGGTTCGTGGTGGTAAAACTTCGGGTCCAGATAACTTAAAAAAGATGACAAAAGAAGCAAAAATACGAGGTTGTTACCTTGGTGGTAAATCTTCCGGTTCAATTTCAGGTAAACGATGTAAAGAAAACGGTCATCTAGCAAAAATCTGTCACCTTGGGGGGTTAATTCGGGGTCCTATTCAGGGTAGAAAGAATGTAGAAAGCGGACTTCTATCCCGTATTTGTGCGGATGGAGGAAGGATTAGTGGTAGAAAAATGGCGAAGGTTCCCGGCTATATGTCAGGACTTGGTCGTATTAGTGCTTGCTTACGTTGGAGGATTCCTCGTGGCAGACCTTGTACTTGTGGAAAACACTTGCCGCCTGAAACCTAGTATTATTCCTTATGGGTGTTCGATTCAGGCCGGGAGTATCAATTAGTGGGTATCCTCCCATCACACAACTTCTCCTTAAAAAATCATCCAAACCCTTCAACATTCTTGTCGGTGAGGACCATTTTCAAATACGTTTCGCCGAACACATCCTTGACCTAAAACACCGTATTGTAGAGAGCGTTGTCGATGCGGACCTCTTAACGGGAGAACCCTGTCTTTTGTGTGTCACGACCATCCGGGTCGTGGACATTTCCGAAAAAGTCAAAGACAAAACAGCCATTTGGTCTATCGGACCTTTGGAAAAAGGGAGTCCGGGAGCAATGGCAATCGTGAAATATGCTGTTTCTATTTTGAAAAAGGAAGTGCCTGACAAAGATACCTTAAAGAAGATTGCTGATGCTCTTACCCAAGAGGGCATCGAAGACATCCCTATTGCCATCTGGAACGCCGTGGGGTTACTCTCAGGACCGGCCCCCGGCGAGTATGTACGCTGGCTGGAGCCGTGGGAAAGCCATCGAAGCTGGCTCCGCCCGGAGGTAGACCCCGGATACCGGCTAAACACCCTTTTCCGGGACCTGTCGGCTTATGCCTTCATTAGTGCAGGCGAGGAGGAGAGCCTCAAGAAGGCCGGGCTATTCCTGTCGCCCTCTAAGCTTAAGTACCTGTCAAACCTTAAGCTGGATTCCGTGCGGGTGCATAATACGCTCCGGGAATTGTCCCAATGGCGTATCAAACGCCCGGACCCATATCCTTGTGTATTGAAGATTTCGGCCATATGGCAACCGTGAAAAAACAACTTTCTATCCCTTAATCAGGAGGAAGTTGTTATGTTCATTTATCTGATTGTTAATCATGATATCGGCAAATATTATGCCGGTCAACATAAGGGGAATAATCTTAAAAAGTATCTTCAACAGAAATTTAACCATGCTCAAAGGGGGATTTCTGGCCAATCTTACCTTTATAATTCAATGCGGGCACACCCAGACTCCAAGGTCTGGTCCATTCATGCCCTTCGTTCGGATATCCAAACAAAAGAAGAGCTTAACGAAACCGAGAGGGATTTTATCAAATTTCTGCGGTCACAAGACCCCGAGTATGGGTACAACATTTGTCGGGGCGGAGAAGGATTCACCGGACCGCATACGGAGGAGACTCGAAAAAGGATATCTCACATTGTTAAAAATGCATGGAAGACCCCGGAAAAGCGAAAAAATATGCAGTGTAATGGTAATCATCAGTCTCGTGAAGTTAGGGTTCGTAACGGTCAAAAATTAGGTAAGTGGGGTGTGGAAACCGGGCACCTATTAAAGATTTCTTCACTTGGTTCTCTCGCACAACCTCGTGAGGACAAAGTGAGGGCAGGAAAAATTGGTATTCAGAGAGGACTTTTGAAACGGACCAAAGAACAAATGACCCTTGATGGTAAGAAAGGGGGATTGTTGGGAGGAAAAATCTCTTGTTGCAAACGTTGGAATATTGACCGTGGGAAACCGTGTGTTTGTGGAAAGCACCTAAAATAGAATTTTATAAAAAAATGAGTATTATATCTCGTGGAAAGGAAGTCATGGGAAGTTCTCGCATAGGGCTTGAAATCCTAATTGAAAAAGTCAGGCACTCTTTGGGTGTGAGGAAGAATAAAGCAAGGGAAATTGTCTTTGCCGTCGCCTCCTGCCTCGAAGAAACCCTTAAGGATAACCTCGGTACTGATGGGTTTTCCCTCAAGCTTCACAGTTTCGGAAAGTTCACCGTCCGGCATAGGGCGGCGAGCCTACGGAAAATTCCCCTCACGGGGAAAGTCAGCATGACGAGTGAAAAACACAAAATCAAATTTGTCTCACTGGGAGAGTTGCGCAAGCTGGAGAAAGTCAAGCCCCTGCCCGCTGCCCCCCCGATTTCTTTACCAATGCAGACCGGTTAATGTTCCAAGAGCCGGTTCAGTGGCTTGGTAACTGAAAGCTTTCTTTACCAACTCAAATCGTTTAATCTTTAGGAGGATTACAACATGAAGCAGTTCGCAGATGATGAATTGACCGACTTAGTACCACCCACTTCCCCCGTTCAACAAGCAGCAGCACCTCCCCCTCCCGCCGCTCCTGCACCGCAGGC